TTACGCGCCCTTTTTCGGCATGTCCCCGGAATCAGTTTGGGTTTTGGTGTGGTAGCGTCCGTAAAAATTGGCATAGCTTCCCGGAATAATTTGCCTCGGTGCGGAGAAGTTGCCGTCAGTATCCCATTTGAAATTAATATCCTGTGATCCGCTTCCTTTCAGATGCAGATGCCACGAAAGCACATCACCGCTTACCAGAGACCCCATTGAAAAAGCCCAGGAGTTTTTCCCCGCAATTGTTGCCTGCTGTTTAATTACCGGATGGTATTCACTCGCTCCGGTTGTGGAATATGAATTAAAAAATGGTGCTTTCGTTTTATATTGCTCCACCCATGCGAATGCACCATCATAACCAGCCGTAATTTCCTTTGAGGCATAAATAGTGTTTCCTACTGTCAGCGGAGTTTCTGATTGCAGCGCCCCAGTTGCCAGGCTCACACGTAAAGGGCGTAAATTGTTATAAGCTCCGTAGGAATCCCCTTTATTGGTCAGCATCAGATAAAGATTATTGCCATCATTACGCCAGAATGTACCGTAATCACCGTACGCAATACGGAAACTGTTTGCACTGGCGCTCTGGACTTCACCATTAACCTTTAACGGTCCGGTCATGGTGTCGCCGCCTTTATTCACTGCACCAATATCGCCCGGAGAGGGTTTATTTGCCGCATCATATTGTTTTACCCAGGCTGACCACACACCGCTGTAAAGGGTACGGATGTAGGTACGGGAACCATTGTAAATCCGGTAAATCTGCGTAATACCCGCATGCTTATAGACTTCCAGCGAACCGGCGTTTGCCTCCGGATAGTTTTTCCCGGTTTGTGCCTGGGCGTTCGCTGGCTGGTAATACAATCCCGGATCGGTGAAGTTGTTTAAATCAGCGCTGCCACCAATCCCCGTAGAAAGTTTAAAAATATCGCCAGGGGTGATATTAAAATCAGATTTAAGCTCATGCCCGTTCACTTTTCGCGTTTGTGGCACGCGTCCGTTCGCATTGTCATCTGCGGCCTTGCCTTTGTCGTATGCCGCTTTAACCGCTTTAGGTGTCGCAGCCATTGCCTCAGACGTGCTATCCGTCGCGCTACTTAACTTTGTGAATCCCTTCTCGGTAGTGGTGGCATCAGGATGGTTACGCGATTTTTCATGTGCCTTTAACGCCTGGTCAGCAAGATCACCTGTCGGGCGCAGATCGGTAATATTGCCATTCGCATCAATACTGGCCACGGCAAAAACATAGTGCTGCACACCGTTTTGCACATAATCAGCCAGGTCAGCCGCCACTGTGATTTTGCAGGCCACACCCCAGGCGCTGGTCAGGGTTCCTGTCCATGACACATCCAGCCAGACTTTTGCTGGTTTAGCCGGAACAGAAATATTCTGGTTAGCCGCCAGCTGCGCGCGCAACCCGCGCACATATCCCACCCCGGCCGTCACGAGATATTGCAAGCCGTTCTTTGCGACAAGCCAGCCATTCCCCATGAAAGCCGCCGCGCCGTACAGGTCAATATTTTCCAGGCGCTGACGTTCATCCATTGCGGCCATACGTGCGGTAAAGTCAATCTGCCAGGTTTCCGCTGGCGTGTTGATTCCGGTCTCAGCCTGTGCGCCGTTGTACTCCATCAAAAACGAACGGGTGAGCACATTACCCTGCTGGCCATCTTTCGTTTTCAGCTTCTGCTGTAACGGCGCATGAACAATCATGGCCAGTGTGTTGCTCGCCTTGTTAATCAGGCCAATCCAGTTAAACGAAAAATCACCCACTTCCGCGCCCAGTACAACGGAGTGAACCACGGCATTTTCATTAACCACACCTTTACGGCTGACGGCCTGGCGGTGAACGATTTGCGCGGCAGGTGGCAGTGTTTCCTTGCGGTCAACGGGCTTGGTGGCATCCAGTCCCGGCACGTTGGCAAAAACAAATTCATCCAGCAGAACGGCTTCACCCGTTACCGCCTGGCTTGCTTTCCACTGCTCAAAGGCCAGTGTGATAGCTGTCTGTGACATAAATTCTCCCTATAAACTCGCGCTAAACGTTGCGCCGCTGGCTTCCGTGCTGTTCAGACGTGCCGGATAAACCACGTATTCCCCCTGATCCCATCCCGCCCGGATAGCCAGGCTTTCAGACGTGATCACTTCAAACTGATAACGGCGGCAGGTTCGCCCGTACTGCCGGATTATCTGAATCATCAGCTGCGTGTTGTCTGCAATCTGGCTGTCCGTGACGCGTACCATGATCACGTCCCAGTCAATGTCCGGCTGGCGCTCTACCAGCTCCACGTAACCAATCCCCAGCCGTGAAAAGATGTTTATGAACCCCTCAACGGAACCCGCATCACGCGCATTAATGAAGGCATAGGCCACGCGCTTGCGGTACAGGCTCAGCGGTTCGCCACTGAAACGGCTTATGTCACGGTCATACGCGATTAAATTGAGTACCGGCTCTGTGCAGGTCAGCGGATCAAACTGACGTAATGGCCATGTGATCCAGCTGTACACCTCAGCCCAGTACGTCCGCGCCGTGCGCAATAAAGCCAGTGGCTCGCCTTTATTCATCCAGGACGGCAGGGACATGCTGGCCAGTTTTTTCAGAAAATCAGTCATCTTTCAGGCTCACCGTTAAGGAGTTAAGGCGCGGTACGCTCAGATCGCTGGTGATATCCTTCAGCGAAAATTCGATGGAATCCGAATCCGGGAAGGTTTTGTGCACCTCGCGCCCCAACTGCGAAAACGAAAAGCGGGAATATGGCCATGTTTTTTTCACGTCATAATCCGTGTTTTCCCTGAAGGCGCAGCGGATCAGGTTTTCAATCCCTTTCTTCAGCGTGTCCTGCTGCTCAGCTTCAAGATTGCTCAGGTTTCTGACATACACCGTCACACTCAGATCGTGGCGGGTTTCCGGCATGGCAAAACACTGCATATCGTCCCCGTGCCCGTGGTGGCCTTGCGTGTTGATGTAGTCATTAACCGCTTCAATGAACGGCTCAGACGTGACCCCGCTATCCAGCAACAAATACGCGTTCGCTGTACCCGGACCACGTGGCGCGTCATGCAGAAAGAAAATCCGGTCAATACTCAGTCCGGCCACGCTCGCAATCATCGAACGGTAAACCGCGTCCGTGTGGTAGTTCCCCACCAGGTTGAACTGGTTCCGGCAGCGCTCGCGCAGCTCGTCATCACTTTCTTCATCCGCGCCCGGCACGGTCAGCCAGTCCTCTTCACTGGCCACATGGCTGATACCGTCCACGGCCACGGGCAAAATGCGGTAATAGCCCGGCGCAAGGTTGTACGCCCCGCCCGTTCCGGTGGCTTTGACGGCCAGCAAAGCGCTTGCCGTGCCGGACGGGATCACCACGTCAGCGACCGTAGCCATGGCGTAAACCTTGCCGTTAATCCTTTCGGTCTGGACTACCGTTCCCGCCGCCACGGTGACGGCCTGTTTTGAATCTTCCTTGTAAAAGCGGATCACACCTTCCGCAGCGCTGGCAGGTTTAGCCGTGACATTCACCGCCCAAGCCAGCAGACGCAGCATCTGCCCACCCGCTGTGGCCACAAACATATTGGTCATGACCACCGAAACCAGCGCATCCTTCAGCCACATTACTGGCGCGGTCACAATGGCGGTAATGAGCCGCCAGAACGGAGACATGCGCGACGTGTTGGTAATCAGCCCTTCCTGCGCGGCGATGGCGTTGAAGCGGGTGCGCACCGCCTCTTCCGTAACGGGCATCCCGCTGGACTTCACCACCTCTTCAAAATCAACCTGCGGCTTTTCCGTCATAGCTCCACCTGTGCTGATATTCCACCAAAGTCATACGTGCTCGCCGTCACCCATAACCGCTTCTGGCTTTCCTCACTCACATCCACCGTACCCGGCACAATGCGTTCATCCTCTTCAATCAGCAGTTCCAGCTGCGTGAAGATATCCGCGCGTAAAGTCGGGCTGCGTTCGCCAACCAGTTGCGTGGCCAGACCGCTTTCCAGAATGCTGTGAATAATGTCCTGCCCGATACTTTTACGGTTATTACACAGCTCAGGCTCTTTCCCGGTATTCAGAACAAAATTACCGTTTTCAATCAGCAGATCGATGTAAAGCAAATCACTCATGGGTTTAGCTCCTGCCACTCCTGCAACTGTCCCGGTGAAAGCGTTTCTTTCGGGTAGATATTCACCGTGTCAATTTTGCGGCTGTTGTCCGTAACAGATTTAGAATTGCTGTTTAAGGTTTTACTGATCCCGCCGCGCTCAACGCCTTTAAGCTCCCCACCAGTTAAAAGCACATTGGGGGCAATTGCTGGCGGTGGCTCAGGTAATACCGTATTTTGCGTTAACTGCTGCGTAATATTCCCGCCATACTCAACCTGTTTTATTTCAGGTGAAGCAATCGCAGACTGTTCAACCTGTTTAGGGTTGAAAGGGATTCCCTTATTTGCTCCCGAACCTGAATCAGCAGCCAGGGCAATATCCACGCCCGGAATTTTATTCAGCTTTTCAATAATCCAGTTGTACGTTCCGGTAAATGAACCTTTCAGGGTGTCCCACAATTTCCCGAAAACGCCACCGATCACGCTGGCCATTTTTTCAAATGACGCGACAGGGGAATTAATATCAAAGGCGTTAACCACATCGCCCCAGCCCTCAATAACGATCCCGAACATCTCGATGACCGTCTGGATGGAACGATAAACCAGCTCAAACGGAGTCAGAACCATGCCTACCGCCCCCGCCACCACACGGCCAAAGGTTTCCCCCGCGCTGGTCACGCCAGCCAGTTTTTCCCCGGTCATTTGTACCGGGGAAAGCAGGTTGCCAAACCAGCCAAACAGCGTTTTCACGCCATTCCAGACCCAGCCCACCGCCGTGGCGATGCCACTGAACAGCCCTTTAAACGGAGTCAGTGCGCTGCTGGCCTGGCTGAAACCACTGATAAAGCCGCTGACGAAAGCCTTGATCGGTTGCCAAAACTTAATGACCGCCAGCACCACGCCAGCAATGGCCAGGGCAACGGCCGCAATCGGGGCAATCATCAGTAAAAACGAGGCAGACCCCATGCGGGCAGCAATGCTGGCGGCCAGCAGTGCGGCACGCAAACCCCGCAATCCGGCAGTAAACAGCTGCGTCACGGCGTTACTGGCGAGCATTGCCAGGCGATTGAGTCCCAGCAGTCTGGCCACGGGCGCCAGCACCTTCGCCATGCCCATCATCACAAACGAACTGACGCCCATCACGATATTGGCAACAGCACCCACGGCGGCAAAACTCAGCAGCGCTAACGCGGCATACCCCACCACCCGCGCTATATTGGGAAACAGCTGCATCCACCGGGCAAAGGTCTGCCCCATATCTGCCAGGCGATTCAGCAGCGGATACAGCACCGGGATCAGCGTCAGGCCAATGACGGTTTTAATGGCCGTCAGAATGGCAATAAAGCGATCCCACGGTTTCACCATTCTGGCCGCCATTTCCTGGGTACGCTTCAGCCCGTCAGCGCCACCCAGCTCGGTAATATTCCGCTGAAGTAGCGCCACGTTGCCATACAGCTGCTTAACCACCGCCGAACTGTCCCCAAAGGCTTCATCCAGTTCCGCCTGTGCCTTCAGGTTCCCTTCCAGGCTCTTGCCATATTTGCCCTGTAGCTTTGCCAGCATTTCAGGCATGGACAGCATTTTTCCCGTAGCGTCAGTGAAGGACAGCCCCAGCTTTTTAGCGCCATCGATCGCGCCCGTCATAAAGCCTTCGTAGGCGCTGCTCGCTTCCGTTCCCAGCGTGCGGCTCAGTTGCCCCAGGACGGCCAGCTGTTCATCCAGCCCGACACCGTAGTTGGTTCCCACGCCGCGCGCGCCTTCCATCAGGTCTTTGATAGTGCCCATTTCCGCGCCGAACGTCTTGCGCATGTAAACCATCTTTCCGGCCAGCTGTTCAGCGAACTGCACTTTACCCAGGCGGGCGGCATCAGAGGAAAAGTTGCCGAACATCTGCCCCATAAACTCCGACGTTTCCGCCGCGGTTGATTTCATGGCAAACGCCAGGACGTTGGCGACTTTGGTCACTTTCGGCAGTTCATTCCCGGTCAGTCCGGCAATGGCCGCATTAATTGATTCAGTGGACTGAACAAACTCCACGGCGCTGGCGCCGTATGTCGTGCTGAACATGAGCGCATCGCGCCGGACGGTTTTAAGCGCAGAATCGTCGATACCTTTTGCGGCCGCCTCGTTCAGTGCGTCATACATTTCTATGGCCGGGGACAATGCGCCTTTGATGGCCATACCTGTTCCGGCCAGCGCCAGCACGCCGCCGCCAATCTTCGTAAACGCTGCCGCTGATTTTTCCGCAAAGCCGGTCACATTGTTCTGCACCTGTTTTAAAGGGCGGGACAATTTATCGATCAGGCTTAATGTAAAATCTAACTGTTTCATTCATCGCCTTTAAAAGCAGTGTTTATTCCGTTTGCAACAGCAATACGCATATTTTCCCACTGGCGATTATCCAGCCAGACAGCGGCGGCAATATCGTCAACAGAATCTTCCCCGTGGGGTAAATAGTGGCGGCGTAAAATTAAATACTGATCGAGTCCGTTTCTTTCAATAGCCCGGACTCGCTTTGTCAGTTTTTTACTTCAATTTCCAGCTCAGGCGCGTAAATTTCATTTAACTTGCCAGCCAGCTGCAATGCTGCACCCGGACGTTTTAAAAGCTCGACCAGCGCGTCTTTACTCTCCGGCTCCACGATGCGGGTCAGGTAGTTATGCGCCGGGGCAACTTTGTTATCCATCGCCATTTCATTAATGAATTTGTTATAGGCGATCTGATTAGGTGCGAAAACAATTTCTTTACCACATACAACAAGATTAATTTTCTGTTCCATTTAATACACTCTCTCGTTTGTTTATTTCATCTATCAGCGCGTTATGACGTGCTGCACACACAGAATATAAATCCTGATATTCAATAGCAGGGGCGGCAATATCCGCCCCGGTATTACCTTTAATGCGCGGAAGATTTTCCGTTGGGCATTTGCGCTTCAGGTTTTCCTGATAAGGTACGCTCGGTATTTTCGACGGTTGCGTTGTACATCCGGATAAAATCATCAGACACGCAAACGTTAGTGAAAACCGGCTTAAGAATTTCCGTCCTGATTTCCTTCGGTCTGCCACTCTCCAGCGCCTCCAGCTTATCTTCCAGCCCCCTGGCGGATTCGCTGGCAATCTCCAGCATCGCCTTTTGAGACTTGTTACCCGCAACCTGTGCGGCGGAGTTGATCGCCAGCTCCAGACTGTCACGCCGCCAGTCAGCGGTCAGCCAGCCCCAGACAAACGCCAGCGCAACCACTACCAGCCACTGGCCGTTTGTCATCAGCGCACCCCGTTATGCTCCAGACTGAAGTGATTACCGTCCGGACGGGATTTAAAGCGGCCGCCCCACGTACCGCCCAGCGATTCCCAGTATTCACCCAGCGGGAGATAATCGGCGGTGTCTGTTTTGTACTGGCCATTCACGAACAGATTAAAGTCCACGGCCAGGCGCTGGGTATGCAGACTGTTGGTGATACCGCTGCCCTTTTTAGCGTTCAGCGCGGCCTGTTCCGGCGTGCGGTACGCCTCGCCAAACGTCAGACGATAGCCGTGCTCTTCAGCCCAGTGGATCAGATTGCCCACCATCACGGTAAACAGCTGCTGTTTTTCACTTAACGTCATAATTTACCCGCCCCTGCGTTAATCCCTTTACGTTTGAGCCAAAGCTCAACCCCCTGAAGCCCGGCCAGCCCCAGCGCTGAACCAATCCCCAGAAGCGCCAGCGGGTGAAGCTCCGGAACCAGATACAGCGCCGAACCCGCCGCCACAGAAAGCGCACTCCCGACAATTACACGCCCGATGGCCAGCCGTGCCGTAACAGGCTCATTGCTGGACAGTAGCTTACCCAGCGCGATAAGCGCCCCCATAACCGCCAGCGTCAGAGCGCCTTTTTCGTACTCCTGCATCCCTGCCCCTTACCCGATCAGGTTTTCCGTGGCTTCCGCTTCCAGATACGGAACGCCGTTGATGTTTACGAACTTTGGACTGGTCACAAAGTATTTGATTTTGTGCGTGGCCACGCTGCCCCCCTTCGGATCGATATCCAGCAGGTTACTCAGCTGAAGTTTGCAGCCGAACGTTTCCACCTTGACTTCCTCATTACCGGCTTTGGCATAGAAGAGGAAATCCACAGGTTCAATACCGCGCCAGGAACCTGCTGATCGTGCTTTTGCCGTCAGCACGCTCAGCACTTTGGAACTGACTTCAATTTCACCCTCAGCGGCCACATCGCCATCGACGTGGCCATCCGGCACGCCACGGGTCTGCGCGGCGGCGCTGTTGTCCGTGATATCGAGAGAAATTTTCTCGATGTGGATCAGATCGCCGTCAACGTATGAATCAAACGACATCCCCGAAATACGCTTACTCATGCGGCGGCCTCCAGGCTGGCATCCAGTAACAGACTAATGGTGATTTGCAGCGGCACTTCCCAGGTGCGCACCACAATGTAAATCTCCACCGCCTTTTTGTTTTTCCAGACAATGGTCACATCACCATCCTGCGGCGGCTTCACTTCGCCGGGGAATGAAACCCCGTTAATGTTTGCTGCCGTGGACATTTCGCGCAGCGGCTTCGCAAACAGCGTCTGGTGTGCGGCAATGCTGCCCGGTGTGCTGTTAAGCGAACGGTCTGCAATTTTGCCGATGGCCAGCAGACGCACCCGGCGTGCGGCTTTATCGGCCACGCGCAGCGTCTCGATGGACTGATAATCGCCCCCTTCCACGTCCAGCGTGCGGCCGTCTGACCAGTAGAACCCGTCATAGTCCGGATACCACATCGGCACGCTGAAGCGCTTCGCCTCCAGCGCCTGAAGCGTTGCCAGCTCCAGCACTGCCCCTGTACCATCCAGCGGCAGTTCATCACTGCCCAGGCTGACAAGTGCCCCCGTTTTTACGCGCGCCGGACTGTCCGCCACGGTGACGGCACGGTTACACAGACGGCCAGCCAGCACGCCCGGTTCATTCCCCCAGAGCCGGGGAACCAGCTGCACCGCTTTTTCCGCAATGCCGTCCTGGAGGATGGCCACACGCGCAAGGTAATCCGCCTGTCCCTCCCCTTCCTGTATTCCCTGTGTGGCCAGAATGAACCACACCCAGCGGCCGTATTTAGCGATCAGATCCGCGCGCAGCGTAACGGCCTGGTTAATCTCGGCCTTTGTGGAAATGTCATTGCACAGCACCACGCCTTCAACAGAGCACGACACCTGCGCGGCCAGCACCGCTTTAACCCACGCATCCGGCTCGCTGTCAGCTTCCAGCACATGGACGAACCCCCACCAGTTCTGGCCAGCATTCGACACCGCAGCCAGCACGTCACTTTTTAACTGGCTGTCCGCCTCACCCAGAAGCGCGTCAAAATCGCTCTGGGTGTTCACAGCCAGGGTCTTGCCTGTATTTTTGGTTCCCGTACCGATAAACAGCACCGTGCGTTCCACCTCATTGGTCTCACCCAGTAGCTGGTTTACCTGGTTAACGGTCACATTTGGCCAGGTCATGTTCTCCCCCTGATATCCTGCGCATTCACATCCCAGCCAAAGCCGATGGCCTGAAGCTGGCGTGCCAGCGCCTTGTTAAAGTCCTCATCACCCATTCCCAGAAATACGCGGGAAGGAAGATCGATAGTCCAGCTTGTTTTTACGGCCTTGCCGCTTAACTTCCGGATAAGCAACCCCGCCTGTCCGTATGGCATTTCGCTGGTTATTTCCCGGATAGTGGGCTTTTTCCAGCGCTTACCCCGTCGCACCCGGTAGCCCAGCGCACGCAGTTTCTTTGCCTGCGCAGCGGTGGCCATCTTTCCCGCCTGTACCTTTCCCGGCTGGCTGGCGCGACTCACACGAACGCGCATACCGTTCTGCTGTGAATACCCCACGGTGCCAGCGGGTACAGGTTTATCCCCGTTCCGGTAGCCGCCACCCTGCAAGTAAATCCGCACGGCCTGAATTTCAGGCATCTCACGGATATGCAGCAGTTTCGGCATGTTGCGCAGCATCTTCCCTTTGCGCTTCGTTTTGCGCCCTTCCCAGCCTTCCCCGTCCGGCGTTTCCTGGTTCCGCACGTTGCGTTTGGCGGCGGCAATAACGCCATATTTCGCCATTCGCCACAGCAGCCGCTGCCGTTTTTTGGGTGGCAGTTCCATGCTGGACAGTGCTTTTTTCAGCTCCGCCAGCTGGCGCTTGTTAAGCTCCCCTCCGGCAATCACGACGCATCGCCCACAGGCGCACCGGATTCATCCACGCCGTAAACCGTCGCCGTCAGCGCCGTCCAGATCTCCGGCTCAACCAGAGACCAGCGCTTTCCCTGCCAGGGGATTAATCCCTTTTCGTCCTCACGGATCACCAGCTCTTCCGCCATGGGAACCGTCAGGACAATATCGGCGGTTTCTTCATCGGCCACCGACACATCCCATTGCGGATCGGCCTCAGTTACCCCGATTTCGTCCAGCAGTTCCCGGTCTGCCTCATCGAGCCAGGCAGCCATCAGCGACATAAGCAGCTGCGGCGGGCACAGGCGATACGGGAAACGCTCCCAGCTCAGTACCGCGTCATAGCGAATCACCGCCTGGCGGTACTGCCCCAGCCCCAAATCCTTTGCAGCCGGTACGAACTCCATTTCATCCACAACGCTGCCAAAAGCCTTCATCGCACGGGCTGGCACGTTGCTGGTTAAGAACGCCGTCAGGTTTTCAAGCTGTGTCTGGCTCATACTTTCTTCACCGTTGCCCTTTTCAGCCCCTTCATGCGGCGAATCACAACTGACGCCTCTGCCAGCAACCCGGCGCGGGTTTCCGTGCTTTCCTGGCCTGGGTGAGAGTCACGCCGCCCAACGGTGGCAAACTCCCCCAACAGGTCCGCTTTTGCCCTGGCAAAAACCGCCTTCATGTACTGCGCACAGAGGGCGTTTAACTCCCCCATCCGTGCCCCCGGCGCGTCCCCTGCGCTCAGAACCCCTTTTGCCTTCCAGCTGGCTTCCACTTTTTCCAGCTCCGCATTCACCTCCGCCACGGCCGCCAGCAGCGCCTGGGCAACGGTGTCCGCTTCAACATCAGCCGGGATTGCTCGCTGTGCCTGAAAATCCTTCAGGTTCAGGTCTGGCCAGAATCCTTCGTTTTTTAGCGGCTCGTCCTGATAATCAAGCGGCTTTCCACTAAACATGGCTCCCCCGAAAAAATAGGCGGGCTGTCCGGTTTCCACGGCGCAGTTTCACATCGTGTTTCTGCCCTCCACCGCGCCCGCCTGGCTTGCGGTAGTCTTTAACCCTGCGTCAGTTTTCGGATACGTGCGGCGATGGTCTGCCGCTGCGTTTTAACGCCGATTTTCAGGTAATACTGTTCTGCGGTGGCCAGCAGCTGATCGGCTTTCTGAAGTGTTTCCACATCGTCCACACCCGCCGCTGTTTTCTGGCCATCCTCACCGCGCAGCAGCTGCAACCCGGCGAACTTGTACCATTTCGCTGTTACCTGCTCATGCAGCCGCCACCGGGTGGCCACGTTCTCAAACGTGCGTGAAAAATACGGCTCAATGCTTTCCCCGCGCCCCGCAGCCTCCTCCGCCCAGGCCAGCATCGTATCGGCCACGAACGTTGGAAAATTGCTGCGCAGCCGTTCCGGTGTAGCCTGTTGCTGGGCAATAGCGATATCAGCCCATTCCAGCGCCTTATCCAGATCACCCACGTCAAACAGCCAGATCACGCACCACGCCAGAACCGGATTGGCATACACCTGGCCGCTGGCCAGATACGCTTCCACTGTCGGAACCCATTTCGGCAGCAGCACATTGCGCTTATGCTCGACGCGGTCAGCAATCAGCGGCAGGCTTCGCACCTGTTCCACGTCTGTTTCCAGCGCCTTAATCAGCAGGTGCATGCTTTCCGTGGTGCCAACGGCCAGGCTTTGCTTCAGCTTTTGTTCCATCGCAATGCGCTGGTTATGACGCTGCGCGGGTGAAAGAGACATTGATTAACCCTCCACTGGCTCTGACGGCTTGCCGATGGTCACGGCATTTTCATCAATCGCCGCGTACAGCTCCGGCACTTCAACCGCATAGCCTTCGTTGCGCAGATATTTGTTTTCGAACTGTTTGCGATCCTCCACAAACTCAGCCTTACGCATACGGGTGTTGCGCTGGGTGTAGATGTGCAGGTTTTTCAGCGGAGTAACCACCATGCGTTTACCCGGCATGAACGGCGGAATGATTGCCGGACGACCAGCAATAGTGCTTCCCAGCATCTGCGCCGCGATTTTCTCCGTTGGGCGATCAGCAGCCTGATACAGTCGGTACTGTTCGGCGGCCACAAGGTCAGCACCTACCAGCACCACCAGGCGCGGGTCATTGCGGAACTGTGCCGGGATTTTGGCGTTAATCAGATCGGAGGCCATTGCATCCAGCGATTTGTAATCCCCCGCTTCATCCAGAACGACCGGATCGGTCATAATCTGATTGCCACCCAACAGCGTTTTCATACGCTCATGCCAGCCAATGTTCACATCTTCGCCGTTCGGGTTAGCAGTAGGGTCAGTGGTTTTAGCGCGGCTCTTCCCGTTGAAACCAATGCGCAGCATATCCAGTGCGAAAGCCTGGGTAGTGAAAGCCTGAACCAGGTTGTAAAACTCGTTTTCGTCTTTGCCAGCATTAGCCCAGACGGAAAGCAAATCCCAGCGCAGCGCCGCACAGCTGTCCGTTTCAACCAGCGAATAATCATTACCGTCAACGCCTACCTGACGGACAAAACGGCCGTTCTCACTGCGCCCGGTGTGAAGAACAGATGAACCAACAGAGATCACCTGGCCACTCAGCTGGTCAACGTCCAGGCATGCGAGCATGTCCAGGAACTCGACCGACTCCAGCAGCGCCAGACGCAGCGCATTTTCCTGCGGGTCATTCAGGGAAAAATAGCGACTGGTATCACGTGCGCCGAACTGCTGCGCCATTCCAGCCGTATATTTATCCAGTAAATCCCGCCCACGGTTATTAAGGTGCATAAAACTCCCTCGCATTTACGCGATTATTTAACTTGTTTTTACTTTTTTGCTTTTATGCAAATTACAGGAAATTGAATTTCCCGGATTTGGACGGAACCTGGCGCTGTTTGCGCTGACCGCCTTTACTACCCAGATCGTTAAAGCGGTTAACGATTTCTTTTGCGTTGGAACGCAATTCTGCAAACTCTTCCGTGTCTACAACTTCTGCAATGGTATCAACATCCCCCTGCATTTCCTGTAGCGTATTTTCAATCGTGGCCAGGCGGCCTTCGATTTCATTCACCGCATTTGCAAGAGCCTGTAATTTATCGTCTCCCTGCGGAGCTTCCTCTGACGGGGACTCTTCTTCAAACTTCGGCTTAATACCAAAATACGACTGCCATTTTTTCTTTGACATTTTTTCTCCCTGCTTAATTTTGCCTTCTGTGGTCAATACACAACGGTAATAACCTTGTTTAGATAATCTGCGCTCACTGAAACGCATTCGTGTAGTGCCAACACTGGCCGGACGGTTCGTTACTGCCAGGCCTTTAAGGTAAAAACGACCAGTCCCCCGCCAGTCCTCTTCTGGCTCAATAGAAAAGAACAGTAACTGCCCCTCTTCATTTGCATACAGCAGACGTATGTTCGGGCAGAGGCTGACATATAAACGGGCAAGACCATCATCACCATCGCGCCAGATAGCTTCAAGCACCTCCCCGAAACTGGCTCCAGAATGATCGTGTTCAGGCCAGAGCAATGCTACGTAATGATTAAAGTCATAGGTTTCCCCCATATCTATAATCCATTGCCGTTCAATGACTCTTCCGTCTACCGTATCCCCTTCGGTGGCAACACACAGCCAGTCAGTTTTTAAATGCGACACATATTTCCCCCTCTGTCGATTTACTGTTTACCGTGCTGTGGATTTGATTATTGCTAATTAAACGCATCCCCGCATCACGCTTTATTCTGAACAGTTCGGTTATAAGCCATTACCGAACACCCCCGAATTAACCCCGCCGTTTTTTCATCATTACCACGGCATAATTAAATCTATGGCTAAATACTCAGACGAATTAAGAGGCGTTGTCCGCGCACTTTACCTGCGCCGCTATACGCCTAAAGAAATTGCATCAGAATTAAATCTGCCGAATGCGCGGATCGTTTACTACTGGGCGGAAAAATATAAATGGGCTGACCTGCTCAGTTTCGAAAGCACAGAGGAGGCAATTGAACGCCGTTACCAGTTGTTAGCCGGGCGCGACAATAAAACGGATCTGGATTTAAAAGAAATGGATTTGCTTATTGCTCACGCCACAAAGCTGCGCGCCCAGAGCAATAAACATAAAGAAAAGCTGGCCTCCAGCCAGGGGGAACGGCAGGCAGCTGTGGGAGGGGACAGCGAGGATGAACCGCGCGGCAAACGCAAGTACAAGAAAAACGATATTTCATCTCTGACCCAGGAAGATTTTGACACCTGGGCGGACGAAAATCTTTTCGAATATCAGAAACACCTGCGCCGCAACATTGGCCAGCTGGTCAGGAACATCCTGAAAAGTCGCCAGATCGGTGCAACCTGGTACTTTGCGTTTGAGGCGTTCGAAAACGCGGTAATGACGGGCGATCCGCAAATCTTCCTGTCCGCGTCCAAAGCCCAGGCGGAGGTGTTCCGGTCTTACATCGTCAACATTGCCGAACAGTATTTTGGTATCACGCTGACCGGGAACCCGATCCGCTTAAGCAACGGCGCAGAACTGCGTTTTCTGTCGACCAACAAAAACACCGCTCAGTCATACAGTGGCCATCTTTACTGTGATGAATATTTTTGGGTGCCCAACTTCGCAAAACTTAATGAAGTGGCCAGTGCGATGGCCACACATGACAAATGGCGCACCACCTACTTTTCCACGCCATCGGCCAAAACACACCAGGCGTATCCGTTCTGGACGGGTGAAGAGTGGAAACAGGGCAGCAAGAAACGCGCGGCCATCAAATTTCCGCTGTTCGATGAAATGCGGGACGGTGGCCGGCTCTGTCCGGATGGCCAGTGGCGCTATGTCATCACCATGGAAGATGCCATTGCGGGTGGCTTCAATCTGGCCAACATCGAGAAGCTGCGCAACCGCTACAACACCGCCACGTTCGACATGCTTTACATGTGCGTGTTCGTGGACAGCAAGGATTCTGTGTTCAGCTTTTCCGACTTGGAAGCGTGCGGCGTGGAGGTGGATACCTGGCAGGATCACGACCCGGACGCTAAACGGCCGTTTGGTGACAGGCCAGTCTGGGGCGGCTTTGACCCGGCACGCAGCGGCGATTTGTCGTGTTTCGTCATCGTCGCCCCGCCGATGTTTGCCGTGGAAAAATTCCGTGTGCTGAAGGTGATTTACTGGAAAGGAATGAACTTCCGCTACCAGGCAAAGCAGATCGAAAAGCTGTTTGACCAGTACAACTTCACGTATCTGGGCGTGGACGTGACCGGGATCGGCCAGGGGGTGTTTGACAACATCCAGCACTTTGCCATGAAGGTTGTTGTCCCGATTCGCTACGACATGAACACCAAAAACCAGCTGGTACTGAAGGCCGCCGATGTGGTGGAAAGCCAGCGTATCGAGTGGGACAAAAACCTGAAGGAAATCCCCGCCAGTTTTATGTCAGTAAGGCGCACGACCACAAACAGCGGTAACGCCATGACCTTTGTTGCAGACCGCAGCCAGGACACTGGCCACGCAGAGGCATTCTGGGCAATCACCCACGCCCTGCATAACGAACCACTTAACTACGAAAACAAACCAAAATCCCGCTGGGGTGTAAGGAAACAGGCAGCATGAGCAAAAAGAAACGTTTTGTGAAGCGTGAACAGCGCGGCGATAAGTCCAAAAAAATGAGCATTATCAGCTTTGGCAAACCAGAACCGGTACTGACTACCGGAACCGATTACCGGGATATCTGGTATGACAACGCCGCCGATCACTACACCCAGCCGATTGACCGCCTGGCGCTGGCGCAGCTAATCAACCTGAACGGCCAGCACGGCGGGATTATCCACGCCCGTAAAAACATGGTTACAGCAGACTATCAGGGCGGTGGCCTGACGTTCGACGAGCTGGAGGCCGCTGTTTTTGATTACCTGACCTTTGGTGATATCGCTGTGGCCAAAATCCGTAATGGCTGGGGAGACGTGATCGGGCTTCAGCCGTTGCCGGGGCTTTATCTCCGCCGACGAAAGGAGAGAGAAAACGCGGAGACTGTGCCAGGGGATTACGTGGTTTTACAGGAAGGCGAGCCGCTGGCGTTCCCACCTGAAGATATCATTTTCATCAAAATGTACGACCCACAGCAGCACATCTATGGTCTGCCGGACTACATCGGCGGCGTTCACTCTGCCCTGCTGAACAGTGAGGCGGTCATTTTCCGCCGTCGCTACTACCACAACGGCGCCCACACGGGCGGCATTCTGTATACCCGTGACCCCAGCATGACGGACGAAATGGAGGAGGAAATTGAACAGCAGCTGCGGGACAGCAAGGGGATCGGCAACTTCTCCACCATCCTGGTGAATATCCCTGGCGGCGACGGTGACGCGATCAAGTTTATTGAGATGGGGGACATTTCGGCCAAAGATGAATTTGCGAGCGTGAAGAACATCAGCGCCCAGGACATTCTGAACGCGCACCGTTTCCCGGCCGGGCTTGCAGGTATCGTTCCGCAGAACACTGCCGGGCTTGGCGACCCGGAGAAGGTTGAACGCACCTACAAAAAGAATGAAGTGCTGCCCATTCAGCGCCGCCTGGCGATGGCCATCAACAGCGATCCAGAAATTCCGCGCCACCTGCATTTGAATTTTGCTGAAGAAACAACGATGAAGGGTGCAGCATGAGTCAAAAAAGGCTAAAATCCAGGCATTATTTGACAGCCGGAGAATGGAATATGAGAGTCCTGAAAATTGAATGTCCGGAGTGCGGCTCTAAGGCTGTGATTCGCAAAACTAACCGAAAGCACCGCCAGATTGCAGATATTTACTGCGCATGCGCAGATGTGGAGTGTGGGCACACTTTTGTTATGAATTTGACGTTTTCCCACACTCTCAGCCCCAGCGCTAAAACGGGTGACGCTCTGGTACAAACCTTATTAAAAAATCTGTCACCCAATCAGAAGCAAATGGCTCTGGATTTACTGAAAGCCGCCCCTGCCGCCTGAATCGCCCCCATTATGGGGGTGTTTTTTTTCATACTGATCCAGCTTCCTTCCCAGTTCCTGCGTCATCTCTCCAAGCCAGGCCAGCGCCACATCCTTTTCATCTTCAGAACAGTCAGCGGTTGCCATAAGTTTTGCAACTAAAGCGATCCGTTGAAAGGCAACGGTTTCAAAAAATAAATCCTGCACAGTATCCTCCCACGCAAACAACTGTATAAACATACAGTACACTCAAAAGCATTAATTGTGAATTTTTTTATTCACACCAGTAACAATTTACGTTTTACATATCACACACTTACAGGCTATTACTGCCAGCCTGGCCATTGCTCATCTTCCGGTTTGTTCCGTTTCTCCTGCAACCTCCCTTCCCTGTATATCAGGGCAGATCGGCCAAATTTGAGACCGCCACCCCGCTTCAGAATTTCGATTTCTTCATCCGTTCCGGCAAACCCTCGCTGGTTCAGTTCCAGTTTTAACCGTCTCCGGGTTCCTCCCTCCGTACAGTTATTGACAGAACTCCAAGGGGCGGCGCTGCCGCCAGAAAAACCCGCCTCCGCTGGCGCTTCGGCCAACTTCGCAACCTTCTGCCACTTAACCAGACGGGTGCAAACTTCGGAATCAGGGATCAAAGGCGAATAGATACCCTGCACACGCTGAACATCTTCTGCGTACTCGTTACCCTGTTCAGTGATTTCATAGGCCAGACGTACAACCAGATCGCGACGTGCAACCAGTGCGCCACCCTGCAACTGGGTATAGGCCGCCCAGTCCCCGACATCAGCAGCCGCCAGCACCGCATCCATACGGCTGTCAGTCAGGCGCTGATCACCTAGGCGGCGCAACTCACGCCATACAGTCACAGGCGCACCACCAATTTGCTGAAACTGGCGAATCCGCCAGCGGGATGCCCAGGCCGATACGGATTTGGCCATATCGCGCAGGTTTTCCCCGGTTTCTTCATCCTGCTCGCCATCGAGCGCAAAACCGTCGATATTTTTTGAGATGTACTTAGCGATATAACCCGTTGCCGAACCTTTAGCAGGATCGATAGGCTCAACGTGAAAACGCGCCTTAAGCGCGTTGAGTGTCTGAAGCTCTTCTGAATCGGCAATCCTGGCGTGATAGCAAAGAATATCGCGCACCGTCTCAACGTCATGCGGTCGCATAAACAGCAACATATGCCAGTGCGGTGTTCCGTCGTGGTGCGGTTCCACCACGCGAAAACCAAAAACATGAATACCGGCACGGGAGATCGCCGCACGTGCTTTTGCCCAGACGTTGCATAAATAACGCTGCGTGTCCCGTGGGTTTAAGCCATTCCACTGAGACACAAAGCCGCCCTTACTGTGTACCGCGTGATAACGTGATGGCGCGGTGATTGTGTAAAACTCACCAGCCAGCCCTTCTTCATTTGCCATATCTTCAAATCCTCTCATTCGAACCATCAGTTCACAGCGACGGATCGCAGGATTAGCCACACTGCGATGAACCATACTGTCCAGCGCAATGCGGTTGCCCTCATCGTCCATCAGATCAAACTTCTTGAAAAATTCCAGATTGCGCTTTTTCTGGTCTATCCATTCGCCCAAGGTTTTGCGCGATACGTAAGCGCTTGCAGATTTCTGCACCTGGCCAACGGCGATGGCCAGATGCTCACGTTGAAGATCACGGGCACGCTTCAGACGCTGATACCACCATTCCGGTGCCATGAGACGCAAAATCCCGGACTCCGCCTTTCGGGTTTCCAGGTGGCCATCATTGGCTTCGTGCTCTGCCCAGTACGGCGGTTGATTGTTCAGCATAAGGGAAAGTGAACAGAGTTTGCGGTAAGCCTCCAGCGTGCGCTGGCGCATTTCCCTTTCGTCTTTGGGTTTACCCTTCAGCGTGTCGGTGAAGTCATAAAACATCTGAGCTATCCAGCCAGAGACCTGGCCAGACAGCTTTTTGAGATCAGTACGGTCAAGCGACGGCAAACGCTGCAATGATTTGCCAAAAGGGAGATCGAATACATCAGCGGCCAGTTGGTAACGCGCAGCCACTTTCCGCAGACGTGGCAATACATTCTCACCGATTGTTTTGCGCAGGAATGTATTGGCACGGCGGCGGCCGTCACGACCAGCAAACAGCTTTTCGTAACGGTTGCCAAAATACCCGGCTAGCCAGTCGGGTATCTCATGAAGGAACTGTGAGCGCCATTCGTAGTCCTGTGGGTTAACTGCCCACAAACGGCGCTCTGTGATTGTTGCATTCGCTGGCGTTCCTGGCGCAAAAGTATCACGCCGCCAGATATCGACGGCATGATGTTGGCCAAAGAGAGACAGATCAGTCACGATTAACCCACTTCTTCCAGGCATTAATCATGTAAGCAGCGATACATACCGCGACCAGTACAGGCCAGACGAGGGAAGAGATAGCGATCATAAAGTCTGCGCCATCTGAAGTCTCCGCGTCCCGGCGCTCTTCCCAGGAAAAGAAGATGAAAGCCGCAAATACCGTGAGCGCATACAGTCCGGTCATGGGTTCAGTCATCATTTCGCCACCACTCCAGCGCTGGAGGCTGTGGAAACTGGTGATTTCAGGATCAGCTCTGCGGCAGATTTCTGGCTTGCAGCTGCGGCACCAACACTGCGTGGCGCTTTGACTTTCATCGCCTCAAACCCGGCGTAAAGGTAATGCACCATTTCCAGATCGCTGTTTGACGCAACAACACTCACGCCCTTTTCAGCGAGACGGCGCAGTTTTCTGGCCAGCCGCCCCTGATCAAGATGTGAAAAGCCGCTTTCAGTGTATGAGGTGAAATTTCCTGATTCCGTCAGGTATGGCGGATCGCAATAGACCACATCCCCGGCACGAACCAGCGCAAGCGTTTCGGAGTAATGCGCAGTGATGAACGTTGCACGCTTTGCCTTTTCAGCAAATGCGCGGACTTCCTTAAGCGGGAAATAGTTTTTCTTGTACTTCCCGAACGGGACATTGAACTGGCCACGGCGGTTGTAACGGCAAAGCCCGTTAAAGCCATGGCGGTTCAGGTACATGAAACGGGCAGCAGCTTCAACGCTTTCAGCCCCACGCCCCTTTCCGGACAAATTGAACGCGTCCCGGACGGCATAGTAAAAAATAGCGCGGCTCTCCTGTTCACCTAACGCCCCGGCAGAAAACAGGGTTTCAAGCTCCACAAGAAACGCGTCGGTATGATAGGCCATAGCCTTATACAGATTGACTAAATCCGGGTTCAGATCAGCGATCAGGTATTCGTCATAGTCCGTATTCATCATGACGGCGCACGAACCCGCGAACGGTTCAACCAGGCGCTTACCTTCCGGCAAGTGGTTACGCAGCTGTGGCATAAGACGGACTTTGCTGCCAACCCACTTAAGAGGTGTTTTAACTACCATTGAACACCCCCAGAGATCACATATGCGAGAGCGTCCAAAGGCGACAGAGTACGAATGGAAAGCATCACCCAACCGCATGAATCTGGCATAACTTCGTTAACGGGTAGGATGTGGGTAATTAAAGCCGCCCACTCTCTCCCTGTATATGAGCCATGCTTCCATTCCTGTAATGACAGGACATCGCCCACACTGTAGGCGCGGTCATTTTTGCGCAGCTCCGCCTTTTTCTGGCCAGCAACCACAGCATCCAGATACTTTGGAGCGATTTTGATACTGTGAATTTTTACTGCCATGCTGCACCGCCTTTGCTGCAAATGGCCGCAGCTTCTTCACGGATCAGCTCTACGATTTCGGCAGCGCTTAAACCTTCGTTCGCAGCAAAAGCTGCCAGCTTATCCAGACGGGCAGAACACAGATCGGCGGAGGCCGCTTTACCTTCTTCAGTAGCTTTTGCCAGCATTGCCAGCAGGTCAGTACCGGATTGGTTGACGGGTAAAAACATGCGTGTTGTTTGCATTTTGGTTTCCTCAGGGCAAAAGAATCCCCGGCCACCGCAGGGATGGCCAAAAATTCAGGCAGTTAATTAGTGGAAAGAGTCGGTAACGGGCGCGGCTGAGTAGCTCGGCGCGGGTATCTGGTGCAGCTCGTAGGTGTTGCGCCACCATTCCTGGATCAGCGCCTTAACTTCCCCGGCGCCCAATGACCCGGCGATGTAATACATGGAACGAATGCTGGCCAGCGCTTCAACCTGTTGGTACTGGCTTTCCGCTTCACGATAGACACAGCACCAGTACGCAACATTCACGGCCAGCCAGTGCCGTTTGTTCGTCATGTGCTCGGTGTCGTTAAAGAAAAACGGATGTAAGGCCACACGGCCATTTTTAACGGTACTTTTCGCCAGAAAGAGAATGGCGTAATTATGTGGAACACCCCACGCGGCCAACTCTCGCCCCAGTTCTTTGGCATTTACAGAGATAATGGACATCAGTGATTCTCCTGCTGTTGCAACAATTGCATTTTGCTAACGAATTGAGGTGCCACAACCATCTGCACCCCGTTACTGCTGTAAATCGGATTAACCACCTTTGCCGGGCGATTGGCGGTGCGCCGGGAAAAATCGCTGTCACGCAAACTCCCGAACCCCTCAAACGTTAACCGGGCGCGGGAAATACCTTGTTTCAGTTGAATCATTTCCCGGTAGTTCAGGCGTGCATACAGCTCATGCCAGCAGCATTTACACAGGTGGGCTTTGAAAACGTCCGATCCGGAATTTACTGCGGCTGCATGTAAAACAACCCCTCGCCATTCAGGTGTTAATTTGTCCCACCATTCGGCGGCTTCGCTTTTTTCACTCCAGTATTTACGGCGCATATACTCCAGCCACTTCAGGCCGATCTCCTGCTGTTCAGAGCTAATGGCCATAACGCCCCCGGAACAATCCCATCAGGCGATGCCACCAACGGCGGCACGGTTGATGCGCAGTAAATTTATGTACGTGGCCAGGATTCCAGCGTTGGCCATTGGGCAGCTCAATCCATCCAGTGGAGCCGCTTGCCAGTTGCATGGCCGGAGATTCTTTTTTCAGGTAGGTAACGAACGCTTTCATGGTTATCCCTCACATCATGCCGCTGGCGCTGGTAGTCACGATATCGACGGCAGCAGCAAGAACCGGCGCAGACTGGAGGCGGCTTTCAACGGTGTAAGCCAGAACGGAAAGGGAACGGATGGCATCACGGGCACGATCAAGAATTTGTGTGCGGCGTGCGGCGGTCATGTGCTCAGTTGATACAGCTTCCCCAGCGATCGCGCCCACATTTGCAGTGGCACTCAACGCGCAAAATTGCATGTTGGCTTCAGTGGCGTTATTGACCGGAACGGACGGAAGGCAGTTAATCTGCCCCAGCATCCCATCCAGCAGACGGGCATCTTCCGTGTAATCGGTGATAGCCAGCAGCTCGTCACAGGTAAGGCGGTGTGGTTGAATCGGGTTCAACTTATTGCGCAGGATCTGCGGACGCATACCAACGGCAGCGGCCACATCTTCCAGATTGTGCGACAGCGCAAACGCTCGGCAAGCTGCATCAAAATGTGCATGTTTGGAAGTTTGGTAATCAAACATAGTCAGCACCCTCTCAGCGTTTCAAAATCGAATCAGTTAAGTACGATGTTGCAACCCGCAAGGGCGTCTATGGTCAGAGCCGCGATATTAATCATGACTTTTTCACGACCCATATCTTTGCGAAGGCGGTGACGTGGTAAGCGGCCATCTTTCAGCATTGCTTCAACGGTATCTTCCGGTAAACCAGTGAGTTCGATGTACTTCTCTTTTGAGATAGAAGGGACGGGCAGATTGATTGAAATGTTAGTGGTCATAGTGCAAGATTCCTCGTTTGGAAGTTAACCGTGGCTAGCGGTGTTAAAAGGTGAACAACCTGTTTTGGAATGTTCGCCTGCAAAATAACTTTCCATTTGCGAAGTGTCAACCAATAACTTTCCCGAGGCGGAATTATGGATCTCAAAAACGGAGGCCAGGCAGTAATAACCAGGCTCCTTGAAGCTTATGGATTTAAGACAAGGCAGGCTTTGTGCGACCAATTGAAAGTATCAACAAGCACCATGGGAACGAGGTGGATGCGCGACGTATTCCCAGCTGACTGGGTTATACAATGCACAATCGAAACTGGTGCATCAGTAGAATGGCTTTCGTTCGGAACAGGTGAGAAATTCCCCAACGAAACCAACAAAAACTCAAATGAGAATGCAAATTCCGCAAATGAGAACTTGTTAGGTGATGTTGTTGCTGTTACCCGAAAAAAGGTAATAGATGGAAATCTATACGATTCAAATTTTTACATGCTCGACAAAGCAATGCTCCCATCCCACCTCAGCAATCCCATGATTATTGTGGATGATGATGTCAGCTACTTGGCCGATCAGAAAAATAATGAATTAACAGACGGCACATGGCTGGTTGAAATCGAAGGGCAAGTAAGCATAAAAGAACTGATACGCATTCCTGTAGGCAGGGTACGTGTAACCTCAGTGCCTGGTAGCGCTAGTTTTGAGTGCGGTATTGACGACTTAAAACCCCTCGCAAAATGCCACTACTACCTGCTGACCGATGTTTGATCGAGAGTGGAACAAACATTGACACTGTATAAATAAACAGTGAATCATACCCCTATAGCAAGTAATAAGGGGTAATTAATGGCTATTCGTAAACTTGAAACGGGTAAATGGCTCTGTGAATGCTACCCTGCCGGACGTTCCGGGCGCAGGGTTCGAAAGCAATTTGCAACAAAAGGTGAGGCGATGGCCTTTGAGCGCCACACGATGGATGAGGCCGCGGCCAAACCGTGGCTGGGTGATGTTGCTGATCGGCGCTCTTTAAAAGATATTGTTAACCTCTGGTATAAACTGCACGGCATTTCGCTTTCTGCTGGCGAACACGTTTACGAAAAGCTACTGCTGATCGTGGACGCATTAGGAAATCCTATAGCTACATCACTCACCCCAAAAATGTTTGCTCACTACCGCGATAAACGTCTAACAGGAGAGATATATTTCAGTGAGAAATGGAAGAATGGCGCTAGCCCTGTCACGGTAAATCTTGAACAAAGTTATTTAAGCGGTGCCTTTAGTGAACTGATTCGCTTGGGCGAATGGCTTCAGCCAAACCCTCTTGAAAACATGCGTAAGTTTACTATTGCTGAAAAAGAAATGGCCTGGCTGACACATGATCAGATTGCAGAACTTCTGTATGACTGCCAGCGCCAAAATAAGCTGTTGACGCTGGTTGTGAAGATTTGCCTCAGCACTGGGGCAAGATGGAGAGAGGCAGTCAATCTGACAAGGTCGCAGGTAACGAAGTACCGCATCACGTTCACCAGAACGAAGGGAAAGAAAAACAGAACCATTCCTATCAGCAAGGAACTATATGAAGAAATCACCGCGCTGAAGGGGTTCAAGTTTTTTGATGACTACTATTTTCAATTTGCATCAGTGATGGATAAAACTTCTATCATCTTGCCGCGTGGCCAGTTAACGCATGTTCTTCGCCACACCTTTGCAGCTCACTTTATGATGTCCGGGGGAAACATACTCGCTCTGCAAAAAATACTGGGACACCACGATATAAAGATGACTATGCGTTATGCCCACCTCGCGCCAGATCACCTTGAAACTGCGTTAAGGTTTAACCCCCTGGCTACAATGCACAATGGCGACAAAATGGCGGCAGCGGTTGCCACTCCCTGA